TCTCCGTAGGAAGTTTGAGAGGATCAACACAATCTACGGTGAGATTAACTTGTCGATGGAAGATATCGACAAGGAGGCGGACAAGGACGCTGAAATCACCGAGAAATGGCGAGCTTGGGCTCCAAAGAGAGCTAATCGAAAGAGATGGTTCGTCGGATAACAAGAAAGATCTATAAGGGGCTAACGGTATTACCGTTAGCCTCTTTTCTTTCGCATAGCACATACTCTACATCTAGTTATCTTTTTCCGTCTCCAGTCAGAAAGCCTCTTAAGAGGTATCTTCGGTTTCTTTTGGAGTTTCGATGAAGTCTTTTCAGTCTTCTTCCCTCTGAAAACGATTGTCTTTAGAGCTTTCATAAAAAAATCCTAAAAGATGCGGGGGAGGTTGTCCTCCCCCGCTAAATACGCTTTCCGCCCTACCTAGAGGATCCCAAGCTTGATTTGAAGAAGGACCGTATCAGGGTCTTCTTTTTCATCAGACTCAGTGCTTTCCTCGGGGAACAGATCGACCACATAGTCCGGATCGATTCTATCCTCCTCGATGATGAAGTTATCCACTATGAAATCTGGAGTAAATTTCCCAACAAGAGCAGCGATCTTACAAGCATCACATGCCTCTACTCCAAACCTCTTGAGTTTCATTGCCACGGATGCCGCTTCTGCGACTAATCCGATTTCATTTAAGGCCTCAAGGATAAATCTCCTTCTACGTTCTTCCTGATCCTCCCAGTCTGACACCGCGTCGATTTCCGCCTCCCACCAATCTTGGCCAGAAGTGCGATCCTCGTTCTGCAGTGCCCGTGTCCTCATAACATACCTCCTCTTTTTCCTCTTCGGTTACTGTCTCCTTCCTAGTAGAACACCGTCTATAGGCGTCCTCGATCTACATTGCGTAATATCTGTCTGTTAGGTTACTTCAGTTTGACAGGAGCCATCCTTTGCTCCATCATCTTTCGGTTCATATACTTCTCAGGCTCTTCTTCCTGAACCTGTGTCGCCTCATCAGCCATTCTTTGTAATTCTACAACTGGAACCTCCCTAATAGGTAGAGGTCTCGGCATCGGGTTCACTCTAGATACTAGATCCGGTTTAGGTTCCAAAGGCCTCAATTTGACCACTGGTTCATCTGGAATGTAAGGTAGCATCCTGTCTACCATTAGGTTCGTTATGGCCTTGTTGGTGCCGATCTGGATCTCACCTTTAAGGAGCCTCCGATCGACACTCTGGACTACTCCCCATTGAACTAACAGACTTCTATTGAAGGTCATCATGTTTGATTGGAGCTCCATGAGGTTGGTCCCCATAGAGTCTATCTTGTCTTCTACGCGAGCAATACCCTCTTTACGGTTCTCAAGCTTTCCAATCCTATTATTAAACTGAATAGCTGTCCGACAGAGCCATGACGCCGTGACGAGGATGCATGCAACAACAATCCTTTCCCATCCTCTTGTTGTGAGGAATAGAAACTTCTTAGGTCCAACGGCCTTTTTAGAGATCGAGTCTTCCAAGGCCTCTTCAGCGGCATCTATGATATCGCTCATACGTCAATCTCCTGCCCACAGACGAACTGTGTGACTTTTGCCAAGATCACTGAGTTCCTGTATACTCTCATGAATACGTCATGGTTGACCCTGGCAAACTCATCTACTGCTTTGGCAACTCCGACGAATTTAGGATGAGGATAGTCATGAACGAACAAAATTCCCCCTGGAGAAAGCCTGGGCCAGACATGTTCGAGAGATACCTTTATAGACGAATAGTAGTCTCCATCAAGAAATCCAAAACAAATTCTTTCAGGGAGACCAGTAGGAAGAGTATCTTCAAACCATCCCTTGTGGATTTTCGGCATCCTACATCCTTTAAGATTGTTCCTGAAAACATCTATACTTGAGATGAGTAGCCCTTTCTCATAGAGTGGAGTCCCATCTTCTTTAGTCTTCTCAGGTAAACCTTCAAAGCTGTCGTACACATGTAGTTGCTTTTCCGACCCGAATCTTTCCAAAGCCATCTGAAGCAACCTGGAGGTACATCCTTTGAAGCACCCTACTTCCACAACGTCTCCTTCCAAGTGAAGACATGACCGCATGGAAAGCAACATCGGTAATCCGTTGGATCTGGAAACATATCCTGTTTTATCGGCTGTCAGAATGAATTCTTGGAGAGAATTTTTCATTTGGATTTTTCACTATCTAAAATTACACTTGAGATACTAGATTCTTGTCAGTACTCTTCAGCTAATCCTTCTCGGATTAACAGATTGTTGACGTTCGTTGATCCAATGAAGAGGGTTGCCAGGTACCGACCGTATTTCCCTGTTTTATCCTTGACAGTCTCAACGATGATTCTCTTTCCGAGAGTCAAGTCCATGAGTCTGTCCCTAGCTTCCAGGCCCTTCAGTTTGACAGCCTTAGATACACCTCTGAGCTCCGGAGTATTGATTCCAGCGAGTCTGAGTGTCGTAACGAAGTTGGCTCTCAATCCGAGGTCGATATCAGCAGCTGTCACAGTATCACCATCGTAGATCCTGATGATGTGGGTATGATACCAATATGTCTTACTCCAGTTTCCCTCAACCGGCACGGCAGACCATATTACGTTGTTCCCTCTACCCCTCTTACCGATATCAAGAACGCAGTCGCCAGGACCTTTATCCTTTTTCAAACGAGCGTATATGATTTGACCTCTTTTGAAACCGAGATCCACCCAAATGGGAACCAGACCACGGGAGCGACGAGCATCCAGTCTCTTACAAAAATACCTGTGTAGTTTAGGTCTTATAGATCTCATATCACGTTCTCCCTTCGGTGAACACTTCTCTGGCTCGGAGCGCATCCGGTGCTGACAAGTTGCTCGGTCGGTTTTTCTGTTCTTCTGTATCAGACATCATCTTTTCGTAAATCTCATCAAGGGTCTTGTGTTTAGAGTAACTTCTGAAGAAAGCTTTTACAGTCTTATCAGAGATCCCATGGATTCTTGATAAGGACTTAACTTTGTCTTTGAAGCTTTGGCCTGGTCCAATCTTTATCCCGAATACATTCCTTATGAACGCCACTACGCTTATGTCTCTGCGGAGTGAGTTAATCGGGCTTTTGACCCTTATATCAGTCATCTTACATTTCCAAATTTCCCAGTCCTAAGAAATCTGTCGACCACTGTCCTGGATCTAGGATGACTGATGAGTTGATTATGAGTCATTTCCAAAGTAGCTGTGTCTACTACCCCATGTGCAGTAGGAAGGCCATGAGCCGACCTAACTGTAACTGATCCATCGTTCGGACCCTTAAGGCCTTTGATTCTGAAATCAAGTTCTTTCTGAGATCTTGTCAACAACTCACTTACATTCGAGTAAGGTTGACTTCCAGCCACAAGACCGATCTTGAACTTACTTTTAGGTTTATCACTCATCACAGCTTTGAGGATTTCGTCCATATACTTGATGATGAAAGTTTTACTCAATGTCGGACGGATGTCTTCTATTCTTTGGAACAACGGACTCCCCTTGAATGGAGTACCAAGAGAGACAACCTTTCCAGGATTCTTAAACCTCCACCTAGAAAGAATATCAAAGACAATGAGTCCACCGAGAGAATGTCCGATGAAATGGACCTTTTTGTAATCTCTACCGAAGTTTACTTTCTCCAACTGTTCACCGGCTTCACCCATAAGTCCTTCCCAGGAGGTAAATACCGTTGAGAGATCCATTCTGAAAACTGACCAACCGAAATCTTGTTGGAGACCAACACCCATAACCTTAGTGACATTAGCACTCCCAATCCAACCGTGGACGACGAAGACGATTTCATCTTTATGCTCTTTACCCCCTACAACCTTAGGGGTGTAAAAAAGCATTGTCATTGGATCCCTCTCATTGAGGAATAATTTCTTGTCACTCATCGTCCTTTTTTCCTTTGCCTGTCGGCCCGGACTTCTTCCCGGACTTCTTAGCTTCTTCCTTAGAACGCCAGGAGTCGTCAACTCGCCCGAAGAATTCCTTCTTGTCGGCTTCGCTCATGCCAGCCACCGGATCTCCTTCAAGATTGCCCGCCTTGTCCTTGAGCATCGACTTGAAGTGCTTTTGGTATTTGGTTTCCTCAGTGAATATCGACATTTCGAGGACTCCTGTTGTGTTCTGTGAAAAAAAGAGAGAACTACTCAATTCACTGTTCAAGGTGGTGTAGAAATGAAGTCAAGAGAAATGGGCCCGGGCGACTCTCATGAGCCACCCAGACCCGGGCGGAATATGTTTTTTATATAAGGTATTAATATCAGTTTTTCAGGTGCTGTAGATTCGTTAGAAGTTTATTGTCAGCACCAACTTGGCAGCTTCCTTCCCCTTCCGGTTGATATTGAGGACGATCTCGATGGGACCTTCGTCTTCAGTCATCGTCACTACTTTCTTCTTAGGTCTTTTCCTCGCATCTACTTTCTTCAGAGGTTTGGTTCGAGCTCTGAATTGAATCAACTTCTCGAGAAGGTCAGGTCTTCTGTTCTTGAGCCTGCTTATGAAAAGAGCATCTTTCACGGCGATGTGAGCCTGTTTTGTAGAACCACACCGATGACAATTCCGTATGATTCCATGAACCCGTACGGATAACCGGTTCCTCTCCTCAGAGCACCCAGCGCAGAACTTTTTTCGAAGACTGATCTTATTACTGCAATCGTTAGCCAAGCAAATTCTTGTCTTCGTCTTCATCTTCTTGATCTCCCTAGGCTTTTGTATTTCTTTTCCCCATTCGGAGGCGATCCCCTCGCCTCTCTCCCTTAAACTCTTTTTAAGGATGCACAACCCAATGCGCATTTCGTAAGAGTTCCTCGGGTACTCGAATGTTCGTGGCTCTCTGCCATTGAGTCTGAAGAACACCCTCTCGAAGTGGGTGTAACTCCGTTTCGATATCCCTGTCTTTTTTGGATCTGGTCTGTTGATCTCTAGTCTGACTTCCCTACTCAACTCAATCCCCCTATCTGGTGTAGTTTACGACTATACGGCTTCGATACTCTTTCATTATATGAGTTCGAAGGAACTAACCATTGGAAGATGAGCTTAATATAGGATGACGACATGTCTAAAACTAACACCCAGTCCGGTCCTATTCTGGACATACGCACCAAGAACTTGAGCTTTCTAGCTACAGTCCATGAGCTCAAAACTTTCGGAGTAAAGAACTATGCGTTCTTTCTCAGGCTTAACGATCCGAGCCTGGTGGGAGTAGACCCGTTTGACGAGAATTTATCCAACGATATGAAGGGTAGGATCCTTAAAGAAGTCATGACCAATCCGTGGTACTACTTCAGAGAGGTTACCCGAATCCCAGTCCCTGGTAGAAAGAGTGGTATACGATTCAAGCTTCATAGAGGGAATTTGGCTCTCCTATGGTGTCTACTCAATAACTTAAATACAATCATAGTTCTACCCCGTCAGAATTACAAGACAGTATCAGCTTGTTGCTACTACGGCTATCAATTTGAGTTTGGAACAGAGTCGTCAGTCTTCACGTTCGGAAACAAGGAGTACGGAGACGCTAAGAAGAATTTGCGGATCATGAAGGATATTCTCCTTCTAAATCCAGAATGGTTAACTTTTCGACAGGGTTCTCAAGACCAAAATAACATAGAGTTCTATATTCTCAAACATACCAAGAATGAAGTCAAAACGATTTCATGTGGTAAAGATCCCGAACACGCTGATACTATTGGTCGCGGTCTGACCGCTCCTAATGAATGGTGGGATGAGTTCTCATTCTTACGTTACAACCAGATCACATATAATGCCGCCGCTCCAGCCTTTTCAGAAGCTGCTGATATGGCGAAATCGAATGGTAGATGTTACGGCAAACTCATCTCGACCACGCCTAACAACACTGACCTAGCTTCTGGTAGATATTGTAAAGACCTCATCAACATGGCGGCTGACTTTACTGAGAAGATGTACGACATGGATCGGACGGAGATCGACGAGTTCGTCGATAGAAACTCGTCCAATGACTTTGTATATATCTTCTTTGACTACAAACAACTTAGGCGTGGTCCTCAATGGTTCCGATCGCAGTGCAGGAATCTTAACAACGAACTGGATGTCATCCGCCGAGAGATATTGTGCGCATGGTCTCCATCATCAGACGTTAATCCATTCTCAGATGAGGAAATCCTGGAGATAGAAAACTTCCAAAGGGATCCCATCAGTACAGTGATGCTTCAAGGGTTTTACGAACTCCAGTATTTCGCAGAGCTCCAGAGAGGGATAAATTACTTAACTACAGTAGACGTTGCTGGTGGACTAGACCGAGACAGCTCTGCTATTGTACTTTCAGATCCTGATTCACTAGAAACAGTAGCTTGTCTAAAGAACAACAAGATCAGTACTGCTGAACTTGAGGATGCTCTTAGAGAACTTCATCGGATGTACCCTGACGTTATTTTCATAATAGAAAGGAATAGTTACGGGTTAAACATCATCCAGAGGTTTGAAAAAGAACCAGACTTGAAGAAGTCTCTCTTCTATACAGAGACAAAGACTAAGGCGGAAAAACTTTCTAAATCCAAGAAAGGCAAAAGAGTATACGGGATTAATACGACTTCTACGACTAGACCTCTCATCATCGAGTGCATCAAGACCATGGTTTCCGATATGCCAGAAGTCTTAGTGGCAAAAGCTATCATAGACGACGTTAAAACCTTGGAAATGAAGAAGAGCAATAAAATCGAACATGCTAACGGCGAGCACGACGATGCTATCTTCTCCAAGGCGTTCGCCCTGTATGTGAAGGATTACCATTGGGAAACTCTCAAAAGGTTCTTGAAGGGCGGAAGGTCAGCTATGTTCAAAGCAGTCCGCCGAATCTCTGTAAACAATAGACGTAACGATGGTAGGAAGGACTCTAGTAGGTTTATCACAGAGTCTGAGGTACAGCTCGAAAAGCGAAAACCTAAGAAGGAGGAGACCTTCCTAGCTCAAGTCATTGCTCTAAATAAAGGGGATTCAAAAAAAGGACCGAGCCCTCTCGGAGCCGTTCGAACCAAACCCGTGAGCGGGCTTGGGGACTACCTCGAACCGCAACCTGAAGAAGAGAATAATACCGCCCTGATAAAACACCGGTAAAGTAGGAGGGGCTAGGATAGCACCTTAAAAGAGTGAGATCCCATCGAACAGGTAATGGAATCACATCAGCGAAAAAACCAGGAGGTTAACTAAGATGGCAGTTGAAATGACAGAGAATATGATAGATCAGATGCTTGGAAGAGAAGTCGATGAAAGCGCCTTCTTCAAAGTAGCTGAAGGCAATGACGAAGAAATGGGGCTTTCCATAGGGCTTCTCTACCGAACTTTTCTCAAGGAGCAGATCGAAACTGAGATCATCGAAGCAACGGTAGAAACTCCTCCAAAAGATTTCCTCACCCAGATCACTGAGAGGATTGATCTGATCCGTATCAAGGCGGAACAAGAGGAAGAGGATGTCAATATTGACGAGATCGATGGAGAGTATCGTGCCCTATTGGTAGACGTAGTAGAGGCGCTAGAGAAGCGTTTCGATTTCGACTTCTCAGCTGGGACAGAAATGACTGCTGAAGACATGGACCTGTCGGACTTAGAGTCCAGGGTCTCTGGTCTCTACGAGTTCTTCGTCGTCAAGCGTATCAAGAACATGGTTACGTTTTTCCAGAAGTTCATCTTTTCCAATAGGAAGGTCTTGGCACGAGAGTACCGACCCCGCTTGGAGAACAAGAAGGACTTTTCTCTTACCTCCTTGAAGGAGACATTCAAGAACTTTGATGATGTCGTAGTGATGTATTTCCTCAAGGATATCATGGTCGATGCCGTCGAATCTGGATTACCATTTTCTGACTTGATTTCTCTTCTTGAGACCGAGAATGAAGGAGAGATATCGTTGGTGGTTGCTAAAGGAGCTATCGACGGAGAAGAGAGCGATGTAGTGAGGAATTACTTAGCTCCCATCGTGAATGACGACGAAGTTCTACAAGCCATAACGGCTAAGGTAAGAATGGAGCTCATCGAGGACCTCCCGAAGAAAGACTAGAACCAGGAGCCAGACATGGACGACACAAGAAAAACGGACATTGAAGACTCGGACCTGACACTCATCGAGCATCCAGGAGCTGGAGGAGTGATAAGTCATCCAACAGCGTTGTCGGGACCAAAAGGAGAACTCACCGTATCAGACTCGATACCGGCGATATCCGATCTTGACATGATGAGTATGGGGGTTTCGGACGAGACTGAGCAAGCCATGCGGGGAGGTCGAGATATTGCCAAGGAGCTTTCTCTCAATAACATCAGCAAAAGTCTCGTTGAAAAGATCAACGCCGCTATTGTTGTCGCTGAGAAAGAGGGAGCCCCGGAAGACAAAATTGAGAGGCTCAGACAGTCCAAGCGGCAATTCGAAGCTGTTTCCACACTAGGGCCACTCAGAGACCACATCGTAGCGAGGGGTTCCAAGTATGATAAGATGAATGATGTTCAGAAGGCTAGACGACTGAAGAGTTTGACGTCCAAGGCCACCAAGAAGCTGAAAGATGACAAAGAAAATCGTTATCTTCCAGTCCATACATCTTGTCGACACCTGAAGGGTTCTCTCCCCAAAGGTCGGGAGCACTATGCAGATGAGTTCATCGAGAGGTTTTCTGACTTCATCTGTCGTAGGAAGCTTAAGGAATGGGCGGTCTTCATCTCCCAGACCTTGAACAACCTACACAGACTGAGAAAACCATTCCCAACCAACGGTGACTTTGTTCAGCTGGTTATCGACGTCATCGAGGGTAATGAGACTAGCGAGTGACACAGCACAGAACTCTCTTGAAGATTCTTCTAAATCCCCTTCTCCGAAGACTTGGATGGTCCATCATCTCTGTCATTGGAGAAGGGGAACAATTCATTAAATACGAGCTAAGAAGATATCCTGAGAACTGCCGGAGGGTGTAATGAGATTCAAGTTTTTCAAGAAGAGAGACGGTAAGGTCATAGTCAATGCGGCCTCACTGGAAATACTGGTGCCGAGGGAATACTTCGACACTGACATAGCTGAGATCTCAGGCGACAAGTTAATCGTCTTAGGGATCTTTCGCTTCCGGGTCAGGATGGATCCGAAAAGTCAACCAACACTGTATACTGTGAACATTCCCAGTCCACTCTCTATACAGTACAGTTCTGAGCATTCTCTCAGAGAAGCTGTTGGGAAAGATAAGGACAAAATTCCTTACAGAGTTTTCACACTGGAAAGGGGTGATGTCTTTCTTGAGAGTGAGACCATCGTCACTAGCGCTAAGAACGTTGAGTCTTTCGTGAAACTTCTTCACTCTGGTAAACTTCCGACAATGGTGTATGCAGACGTCTACCGCCAGTATATGCAGGTACAGGACGATAACGAGACTTCCCTTGGAGTGTCATCTGCAACATTGGAAGCTATTGTCTCTGAACTGTGTCGGTACGAGAAAGACCATGACATTCCTTTCCGTTTGGCCCTTGCCAAGGCCGGAACTACTGAGAGAGATTTCGAAATGGTGACTCTTAAGACCCTCCCTGAGCTCACCAGTACATTTAGTGGGATCTCTTTCGAAAATGTGAACAAGGCGCTCGCGTCAAGCGTGAATAATAAAAGAAAGAAGAAAAAGGAGAAAATCACTCCCATGGAGGCTGCCATCAGGAGGTAAGCTGTCTTAAAAACTATTGGTTTTATGCATTTGATGGTCCTTTCAGGCACACCTGCTTGAAAGGGCCTTCCAAACCGCTCAGTACATATTTACGGCAAGGGAAACAAGCGACCTACCCCTTCGAGCGAATCAGACTAGTCAACAGTAAATTGAGTGATTCCTATTAGCGTCGGCGAGAAGCAAGTGTGAAACCCCAAATTGTGGAGAGAGTTGGATTATGCCTGATCTTTACCTTCACCCGTCAGTCACCTCGTACATCACGGACCAGAGCCAGGTCTTTCAGACCGCAGCTGGAGTGACGACCCTGTTCTGCCCTCTGATCAGTCAGAAGGGTCGGGACAATGTCCTCCAGGTCGTGGACGGTCCCAGTGATGATGATTTCGTGGACAAACATGGAGACCCGGACAGCTCCAAGTACGGCCAAGCCCAGCTGAATGTTCTTGAGTGGATCAAGGCAGGCGGGACTGTGGTCACAATGCGTGTCCTTCCGGAAGATGCCCTGTACGCGCATGCCATCATTGACCTCCAAACCAAGGACGTCGATATCAAGAAGTGGCAATTCTTCGGTATGGACATCCAGAAGGTTGTCCAGAGTGCCGGGAACTATTACTTCTCAGTGATCGAAGAGGACGGCAACGAGCTTATCCTCATCACTGCTGAGAAACTCCAGGAATGGTACGACGGCACGGATACGGGAAGCGGCGGTATTTACCTCGACATCCCGATCTATGACGACGACGAAGCCATCATTCGTCTCAACGGCGGATATGGTACTGGCGTATTCGGTTCTGGTCCTTACTCGACCACTCCCACCAAGGTGGCAGAAGTCGATGAGAGCCGTGTTCTGATTCGTTCCAGGACCAAGAGAGTCGTAGGCGGTGCTGCTTCTGAGTCTGCCATTCTCGCGTACGCCGAATCGATCGACGGCGACCTCATCATTGCAGACGGCTTCATGCATCATGCAGTAGGCTACTTCCGGGCCGACGGTCGGGGAGCAGAATACTACAATGAGCTGGAGTTCAAGCTCACTGCCAACGACGCACTGGACGATACGTACCAGTTCCGCGTGTTCGACCTCGAAGTCTACCACCAGAAAGATGGTGTGAATGTTGTGGTCGAAGGACCGTATCAGGTCGCTTTCGATGAGACTGCACTGGATCGTAGTGGTGAAAGCATGTTCATCAGTAACGTGCTGGAACGCTATGGAAAGGGTACCACGTTCGTCCTGATCGATGACGGTTACGAAGCCCTGTGTGAAGAGCTCAACGCTACCACAGATCCCGCACTTCAGGATCCCTTCTTCCTGAGTGAGAGAAACCTGTACAGCGGCGTGACCGACATCCATGGTCTCAACGTTCTGTCGAGTGGGCAAACTACCCTCTCCATGGACGTTTCTCCGAACGACGACAAAGCCTACGTCGAAGAGCCCAACCTGTTGTACCCTGGTGGCCCGATCGTGGCTGCTGGAGTCGATGCACTTGAGATCGGTTCTGTCATCAATGTCACCACTGGTCGGATTGAGTTCGTTGCACCGATCTTCACTGATGAGCTGAAAGCAGTGACTCACGTCTGGGAAGATGCGACTACTGTACTGGCTATCGGTGCGGTTGCAGTACCTACTGACATCGTGAAGCTTACCTTGGCTTCCATGACGAATAACCTCGGTCGTGGTGTATTTGCAGTTGGCGACTGTCTGTTGGAAGTCAATGACGGCGTGAATGACAGCATCGTTGAGAACTCTATCACAGCCATCGATCTGACGGCTATGACAGTGACGCTCGGTACGGTCCTGCCGATCGATGCAGGCTACACTATCAACCTCAAACAGGTGAAGTACGAAGCTGGTGACGTCATCACTGAATCGGCCCTGCCTGAGTTCAGTGAAGCCAACTTGATCAAGAGATCCTTGGATGGCGTGACGTACATGACTCCCACTGACGCAGATGTGGCAGCAACGGCTCTCTTCATCAGCGTAACTGCTGCGCAAGCCGCGACATTCGTGGTTGGTGGAAGTGTTGAGTTGGAAGTCTTCCAGAACGGAGTCGATTCCGTGATGGTTGATGCTGAAATCGTCGAGATCGACGAAATCGATGCTGTCGACAGCTACTTGAAGCTGGCAGATGCAGTTGACATTCCGGCTGGTGCAGTTAGCGTGTTCACTCCAGGTATCAAGGTCGTACAGACCATGAATGCTGACAGTGACGGTTCGAGTGATGTCAACTTCGATGAGAGCGTTCCCCTGTCTGGCGGTTCCGTGGGATCTCTGATGACAGCCAATGGCCTAATCGATACCACTGTCCGTGACCAGCTCCTGGTCCAAGCGTACACAGGTGCGATCAACGAGGAAATCCTCCAGAAGAAGCTGTGGCCCATCGACATGGTTCTCGACGCGAACTACAACAAGTCCGTGAAGGATGCGTGTAACGACTTTGTCGCCACACTACGTCAGGACTGTGTGTTCTGTGCAGACCTTGGCTTCACAGCCAATCCGCAACAGGCGTTGGATATGAGAGCAACCCTCGGCTACAGCACGTTCTTCACAGCGATGTTCTCTCAGGACGCTTCGGTGTTCGATGAGTACATTGGTCGGAACGTCAAGGTCACGGTCCCGTTCTTCATCGCTGGTAAGGTTCCGCTCAATGACAAGAATAACGGCTTGCACTGGCCCTTCGTCGGTCCCCGGCGTGGAGTCATCAGCGGCTTCGAGAACTTGTCATGGAATCCGACAGACCAGTGGCAGGAACGTCTGTACCGCAAGCAGGTGAACTATGTCAAGAAGGACCCGAGACGGACGATGCTGTATGGACAGCTGACTTCGCAGACGGTCACGTCGGCCTTGTCAGACCTCAACCACGTTCGCGCTCTTCTCCGGATGCAGCGTGAGGTCGAGGAAATGATGGAGGACTACAACTTCGAGTTCATCTCGGACGCGACCCTCGGTACCATGAACTACAACCTGAACAACTATCTCGCCAAGTGGCGTGACAATGGTGCTTGCAGCTCCATCAGTGGTCAGGTGTATTCTTCGGACTACGACAGGAAGCAGAAGACTGCGCGTGTGAGAATCGAGATGGTCTTCACGGCCGTCCTGGAACGCGTCATCATCAACTTCGTCGTCAAGTAAGGAATTTTCAGAGTTGCTTCCACCGGGTTGGGTATGGAACCCTTCCCGGAGGGAGTTGCGATGACTAGGGCACAAAGAGACTGAATGAGAACGAAAGGGAGTAGAGTATCATGAGCATTGTCAGACCCGGCGAGGGCATGAATAGTGGCTCCGAGGAAATTTACGCGGAAGCCAATTCAGCCCAGGAAAACTTCTACACTGGTGGGTTCAACAGCGACGTGCTGTACTTCGATCCCCTACTGGTGGGAATGGCGTTCATCGTTTGGACGCGGTTTCCTTCATGGGTGACCGATGAGTATCCCAACATCAAACTTCTGACCCAGAAGAATTTTGCGGGCTTTGATGGCCTGGCAGATCTCGAAATCACTCCGGCCGATGTGACCGAAGGATTCGCGACGAATGCCTATCAGATCGCTCAGAACATGGGTCCGAAGCCGAACAACTTCACCCTGCGGCACCTGGAGTACTCCGGGAGTCCTACAAGAATGCGTACCAGCACTG